CTGAAAATCGTGTATTGTAAAAGGGTCAAAGAAATTCATTCCAAAATGATTAACAACGACACACTTGAGATGTTAAGTAGTCGCGAACAGTTAATGGAAGATATTGAGAGTATCATTGAATCAAAGTTTGGGCATACTGCAGATGATGCCGAGGATTTAATCGTGATGCTATGTGATGCTGTCTGCAAGAACTTCCCCGTTAAATGATACCATGTGCCAAAAGTATTAGTGGCACAGTAAATGAGCACGATGCTGAAAATCGTGTATTGTAGTTTCAAGTCAAACAATTTTCATCAAAATGGATTACGACACTTTCGACACTGACATTTTCTCTGAGATTAATGATATGCCAGGTGAGATTTATGATGTGATTGAATATAAAGAAGAATATGAAGATGATAAGAAGTTTGATGTAGAAGAATATATTGAAGGAAATACAGACTACTAAGTAACACTCACTCATTCACCCCTATTTGATACTACCATGACTGAACTTGAAATGCAAGCAATTGAAGTTCTTGAAATCGTTGAGGATTCAGTAGAATACATTTGTGCCGAACATGTTATCAGTGGAGAAAAGGTCTGGACTATGATAGCAGCACTTGCCGATGCCAAACTTGCACAATTCCCTGATAATTGAGAGACTAACTAACCCTTCACTATCTAACACAAACTCATGAACTACACTCTTAAGCAACTTCAAGACAGAGTATCAAGTATGATCAAAGAACAGGGAGAAGATGCAGAATGTGCAGCATGGATTTATACGAAGGAAGATATTCATATGAAGGATGAAAATGGTGAGGTTGATTATGATATTGAGGTAAATGACCCTGCACTTGTTGCACGTATCTTTGATGATGTTGGCAACATTGATTACATCTATCAGGTGATTCAAGAGAGTGTGGATGAGGTTACAGAAGAGAATCTAATGTTATATCAGCAGGAATTAGTGGAGACTAAGTAACACAAACTGTTCGGCCGCCCGTGGACGGTTGAGTTAGTGTCACAAGGTTTCGGCACAGACCTCAAAACCGTGTATTGTAGAAAGGTCAAAGAAATCAACCAAATGCAGACCTACACCGACCCTTGCACCTATGCCATGCAAAGTGACATGCGTCAACTGAAGGAGATGATTGCATCAGACCTTGCAAACTACATGCTGGAAATGATGCCTCCCCTGAATGATTGTGTTGATTGGGTATGTGATCGTTTCGGTCTTGATTGTACCGATGAACTGGTAGATTTCGTTGCTGATTGTCATGATGAGTTCTTCGGTAACTGATACAAACCTATGAAATTCACCATCGTTAAGTTCAAAGGTCGTTGGGTAAAAGTATCCAACAAACTATCACCCCCGACTGAATGGGTTACAGTCATCAACAAAGCAAACCTTAAGTAACACAAACTCATGCGTATCTTTCTTTCTGCCATTGTGATTTTGTTGGGTGCTAATCTTCTCATCGATCTGCTGGATTCTGATATGATGGAAGTCATCAACGAAAGAAACGAAACGATTCAGCGTCAGATCGATGCCATGTGACAGTCGGACTAGTGTCACACGATTTTGGCACGACCCTCAAAATCGTGTATTGTATAGAAGTGGAGGGGACAACGCCCGCCACACGCTCTAAACCTTTTCTCTTCTCATGCGTAAGATCGAAACCCAGATGAACGCCGCCATCCAGGCAAACCAGGACTGGAAGTCAGGCAACACTCAGGTGATCACCATTGAGGGTGTGAGTTTCGTCTATCTCCATGGCAATCAGATCGCAACAATCGATGACGACTCCATGACCATCTTTGATGGCGGTTGGCAGTCCAATACCACCAAGAGCAGACTCAACGCGCTCTGTGATGAATTTTGCGTTGCTGGCGAAGGTGTATTTCAAAAGAATTATAAGTGGTTTGTTCGTAAGTTCGTTGGACAGTTTGGCGACCAAAAGTATTTCAAGAACGAAGAATTCGCTAACGGTTATATCTTCGCATGATGATTAAAACTAAAAAAGAATGGGCAGCAATCTATGCCCGCTTTTATTCAATCGTTTTCATCCTGATTCTTCTCTGATCACAACATGACAAAAAACCTTCACATCGAACATCCCGAAGATACAATCCTTACCGGAGATACTTCATTTTTGGTATCTCTCAAACTGAAGGGTGATTTATCAGTGAAGATTGACGGAGCACCAGCAATCGTATGGGGGACTAATCCTGCATCGGGTAAGTTCTTTGTGGGGACCAAATCTGTATTCAACAAAGTAAAGATCAAAATCAATGAATCGCATCAGGACATCGATGCGAACCACACGGGAGAGGTTGCAACAATTCTGCATAAGTGCTTTGACTATCTACCACGGGTCGGGGGTATTATTCAGGGTGACTTCATCGGGTTCGGTGGCACTGATGAATACACACCGAACACAATCACATATAAGTTCGATGACACCGTAGGAGAGGAAATTATCGTCGCGCCGCATACTCTCTACACGGCAGAATCCGACCTACGTGATGCCGTGGCAGAACCGCTAAGGTTCATGATCACCGATACAGTTTATTGTAAGTTCGTGTTCCCTAAGGCATACATCTGGAGCGGTCAGTATGATGACGGATTGGATCAGTTTGAGATGCCTCCCGTCATAGACTTGATTCGTCAGGTGTATGATAAGACCGTGTTCGTAAGTGATAAGGAAGCAGCACAGATTAAGCAAAATGTGAATAAGTCAATTCGCGAAGGTTATCCTATGACTAATGAGGACTTCATGGGTAATGAATCACTTATGCACCTCTACGGGTTGATGATAGTTTTGAAAGAAGAGTTGATGAACCAGTGCCGAAATGTAGGTCCTGAGGCATACATCGGTTATGACAGAATCGATGGTGAGGGTTATGTCTACTCTACGGAGTTAGGTACATATAAGTTGGTTAATCGTCAGCAGTTTTCTGTTGCTAACTTCAACAACACTAAGTTCACAACAGTCGCATAATCAGTCGTTCGTGAATACAGCAGTCCCCCCGTTTAAGGGGGGGCGTTTATAAAAACCCATGACTCCCCTAACCTACAAAGGTTTCCAAGAGCACGATAAAATTCCAAGGCGTATAAAAATTTTTTTCGCTATATAAAATCAAGTGTAAGGTTCGTGTATATGCAAAAAAATTCCGAGAAAATTTTTAGTGAAGTAGAGGTCGATCCTGTAACAGGAGATTATTGTATCACAGTGCCCGAAGTAATTTTGAATGAGATGCAATGGTATGAGGGCACTACTTTAAGGTGGTTAGTGGATGGAAATGAGATTATTTTAGCAGAGGAAAAGAGTTCTTGACAATCGCTATATAATGTTGTATGATTCGAAAGTAAATTGTTATTCTTATGGCAAAAGGATTCACGGTAAAGGCAAAAACGCCGGTTAAAAAAACTGCAGAGTGGGATTACGATAAAGCAAAAGAAATGGTAAGGGGAAAGGCAATTGTCTTTTGTCTTCCTGGTAGAGGATGTTCTTATGCGTATCTAAAGAATTTCGTACAACTTTGTTTTGACTTAGTAAAGGCAGGTGAGAGCATCCAGATTTCGCAGGACTACTCGTCCATGGTTAACTTTGCAAGGTGCAAGTGTCTTGGAGCAAATGTATTGCGTGGTCCGGATCAGTTGCCCTGGGACGGAAAATTAAAGTATGATTATCAGTTATGGATCGATAGTGATATTATTTTCAATACTGAGAAGTTTTGGCAATTAGTTCTAATGGATCAAGACATTGCATCTGGATGGTATGCCACAGAGGATGGTAGAACGACCTCAGTAGCACATTGGATGGAAGAGGATGATTTCCGTAATAATGGTGGTGTCATGAATCATGAAACGGTAGAGAGTATTTCAAAGCGTAGATCTCCATTCACCGTAGATTATGCCGGATTCGGATGGTTACTCATCAAGCACGGAGTCTGGGAGAATAATGAGATGAAGTATCCATGGTTTGCACCAAAGATGCAAGTCTTTGAATCTGGAAAAGTTCAGGATATGTGTGGAGAGGATGTATCATTCTGTCTC